ATCCTTGCGGGCGTCTTTGAACATGGCTTTCACGTCGGGTTTGGAGAGACCTAGTTCCTTCCCGATCTTTCGCATCACGTGGTTGGTAAACGTCGCGAACTCCATATCGGTGAAGTTGTCGTCGCGTGCGATCTCTTCGACTATCGATTGTAGGGCGCCGAGCATCTTGTCTTCGTTCAACTCACCTTCAACCTTCCGGTCAAATTCCTTCCGCGCTTTGGTAAACGTCCAGCGTTGCACCTTGTTCTTCTCAAACAAAGCCTGCACCACGGCGTCCTCCAACCAGCGCTTTTCCAACGCGTCGTCCCAACCATCGGGAAGTGTCCGACCGGCCTCGACGTCTTTATGCAGGAATTCGAGCAGCTTCGACACACCCTTGCCGGGGTCCATGTCGTCGCCGGAAACGCGCGAGGTGAAGTCGGTCACCCACACAATCATGTGGTCAATGGCTTTCTGCAGGGACAATGTCGCGCTCTTGTCGATGCCGAGCACAACGCGGGCGAGATACCCCGCGTGCCGGACCATCTGAATGTCGCGTTCACCCTCCGGTACAACGTCCAGTGGTTTTGACCGCGTGGAGGGGGCTAGGGAGAAACCCTTCCCCCCCAAAGCGTCCCCCAGAGCGTCGCGCAGCAGCTGCTCGACGTTCATCGGCATCATCTGGACCTGACCCAACACTTCCCACAGGTTGGTGTTCGAGACGTATGGTTTGCCGGTGTTAGGATGAATCGACGGAGGAAGAACGAGCTGATTGCCTAGACCTAAGAATTCGACGATGCTCTCGTTGCTTTCCGAACGCAGCTTGAAGTTCCGCTGGCCTTGGAAGCCATAAATCAGGCCCATGCCTTTCCGGCCAACCCGCATCCAAGGAGAGTCAGGGAGGGCGTCACGGATCGCGTTGATGAGATCCTCATCATCGGTGTCAATGTCGATAGCGCAGAGCTTGGACGCGGGGCCGAAGGGCAGCCCGATATTACAATCAGGGTATTGCTGCAGCCAGTGCTGCCGCACCGGCGTCGCCACCATGTGTTCGCCGTAGGTCTGCCATTCATTGAGGATTGGGGCCTTACCGGCCCCCTTCCCAACGCTGTTCCATTTGCGCAGGGGGATGACAGGAAGACCGGCGTCCCAGTAGTGGGGTGCGTTTTCGCTAAAAATGCCCATATCTCGTTCTCTCTATTCTTTGTAAGGTTCAATGCGAGCGAGGAATGCCTCACGCCCGTCTTCATCGATGAGTTCGTCGAGGATGCCGATCACGGTCTGTTGGAACCGCGCCTGATGTGAAATGGAGAGACCCTTCTCCCTCAGCTTGAAAAGCTGCTCGGTGAGCTTGGCCCGCGCGCCGAGGATCTTCAGTTTGGTCTCATCGTCGGCTTCAGCGCCATCGACTTTCCGAAGATCGGCCAGATCTTTCTTGATGTCCTCGACGAGGTCTTCGAGGTTCTCGGCGGTAAGGGCGACCGTGGGTCGACCTTTCCCGCGCGCCTCGCTTCCCCCGCCCCCGTCAACCACCTTCTCAATAACCACTTGGGTCTTGAGGATTTTCTTAAGGATCTCGCGAGTGTCGATGTCATAAGGACATGTGTCACTCTCAAAGAGTCCGGCGTCGAGGTCGAAGGCTTGCTTCAGTTCGAAAAGTCCGTTGAGGACCGCAATTCGTAAGGTTGGATAGTTCATGCGCCCCAAGTGAATCAAGTCGGGCGGCGTTTCAAACAGTTTTCCGGACATCACCAGGAGAAACCACACTCAACCAGCAAGTATCCGTCCTTTACATCTCCGCACCCCCCAAGCATCCCCTACCGATGTTCAACGATCTATACGATACCGTTCGGATGCGTTACGGCCACAACAATTCGACACAGAGTTTGTCGGAATGGATTGTCGCGAACACGACTTTGAAAGGTCGTCCCTTTTCTTTCAAGGGTTACGAATTCCAACAAGCCATCGCCGACGACATGCACCCCGACATGTCGGTACGCAAGTGCAGTCAGGTGGGACTTACCGAAGTCCAAGTCCGCAAGTTCCTCGCGCTGCTGACCCGCAAGAACGGCCTGTCCGGAATCTTCTCCTTCCCCGACACGAACATGCAGGGCCGGAACTACAACTCGCGTATCAAACCCATCCTCGACAGCGACAAGATCTTCAACCCCGACCTCGGCGCGGCACCTGTACGCAACAAGCACCAGATCCAGATCCTGCAATCCTTTGGGTATGTCACCGGCTGCTCGGACAGCGATGCAACCTCGACGCCCGCCGACTTCCTGATGCACGACGAAGTCGATCTGAGTGACCAGGAAGTCCTGTCGCTCTACCAGTCGCGGCTGCAGAACTCCGACATGAAGGTGACCCAGAAGTTCTCGACCCCGACGTGGGATGGTTTCGGGATCGATCGGAGCTATGCGCTGTCGGATAAGCGAGAATATTTCTGCAAATGCCCTTCATGTGGCCATCAGCAAATTCCCTTGTTCACACCCCAGTTTGTGCGTCTGCCGGGCTTTCGTGAAGAAGTCGAACAGTTCGAAGATCTGCCACCCGAGCTGATCGCCAACCTCAACGTCAACGACGCCTATGTCGTTTGCGAGCGTTGCAGCTCCAAGCTCGATCTGGCCAACCCTGACTTACGGCAATGGGTGGCAACCCATCCTGGTAGGGACGCCTTCCGGGGCTATCAAGTCCGGCCGTTCTCAACCTCAAGGCTCCCCCCAGGGTATCTCTTCAAACAGCTAGCCAAACACCTCAACGAAGGCACCATTCGGCACTTCAAGAATACGGTGCTCGGCGAACCCCACAGCTCCTCGGACTCGAAGATCCAAGAGATCGACATTCGGGCCTGCATGAAGGATCCGAAGCGACCCCAGATCGGAAAGACCAAGGACGTCTTTCTCGGGCTCGATGTCGGCTTCACCTGTTATCTCACACTCTCCTTCGACGATGAGAACGGCTCGCCGGTTTTCTTCCATTGGGATGCGTTCCCTTACGCGGCGCTCAATCAGAAGATCACGGACATCCGCAAGGTGTACAACATCATCCAGGGTGCGGCCGACCGCTTTCCGTTCGAGCCGACGGTGGATGCTTTGCGCCTCATGACCAATAACCTGATCATGCCGGTGCAATACCGCGGCACGGCGGCGCTCACGCCCACGAAGGATGAATTGGGCGCGATCACGCACTATTCGGCCAACAACACGTACGTCCTCGACCGGGTCCACGCGATGATCACCCAGCATGCAATCACCCTCGTCGGTTACGAGAGCCAGCAGAACGTGATCATCACCCATCTCACGGACAACGTGCGGGACGAGCGACCGCAGGAGCCCGCCGTTTGGCGGAAAAGCAGCGGGGAGGATCACTACTTCCACTCGATGGCCTTCAACCTGCTGGCCAGGCGTATCCGGGAGCATAATCAGCTCCGTGAGCCTGACGAATTGCCGAAAGTGTGCTCTGCCTTCTTGGGAGCGCCCATGACGACAGGCGGGAACCTAAGCCGAAACTTGGGTGCCTCACGGTTTTCGCGCTTAGGAGCCCGATAAATGAATCTATTCGAAATTTTACTGCCTAAAGGCAAAGCCAAAACGGGTAAGGGGTACACCCCCACGTTCAACCCGCGACAGGAGGTGGTTACCCTACCCACTTACCGTCAGCATTTAGAGGACCTGTACACAACACGTTCGGCTAACGACAGCCGCTCGCTGCTCAACACACTGGTCGATCACGACCCCGATGTCTCTGCGGCTGTGCATGCCTATCTCACCGTGGCTGGATCGGCTGAGGTTCTGATCGTGGCCAAACTCCCTGATGGTTCGGTAGACCGAGAGGCGACCCGACAAGCCGTTATGGTTTGGCAAATGCTCACGGAGACCTTCGACTACACACAAGGTTTCAGCAAGAAGGCTGGGCCGGAAGAGTTCCTGACCAACCTGCGTTATTGGCACATGTTGCGGGGGATGCAAGCTTTGGAGCTCGTGTTCGATAAGGCTTACCTACCTATGGAGCTACGGCAGGTCGACCCGGCCACCTTGGAATGGCGGGAAAAGGCGGCTGGTAGGCTATACCCAGTGCAGAAGCCGGCAGGGTCTAATACCGAAATCGACCTTAATATTCCGACTTTCTTCACCTCCAAGTTTCATCAGAACCCGAACTCGGCCGGCACGTTCTCCCCCTTGGTGTCTTCGATCAACACCGTGGCCGCCCGGCAGGACATCATCAACCAGCTCTACCGTATCATGAATGTGGTGGGCTTCCCAAGGATGGATGTCACTTTAACGGAGCAGCTGCTGTTTGAGAACGCTCCGGCCAGCATGCGAGACGACCCTGATGCCCGACGTGGGTTTATAAACGCAGAGTTGCAGAACATCATCTCACAAGTCACACGACTCAATCCTCAAGACACCTTTGTTCACTCCGATGCCATTACCGCTCAAGTTATCAACGACAAGAACCCCTCATCGGGTCTGCAAATCGAACGGGTGATCGAGGTCCTTGATAATCAGAACCAGGCGGCGCTGAAGGTGATGCCCGCGGTGGTCGGGCGGAGTTCATCGCTGAATACAGCCTCCACCGAGGCCCGGTTGTTTGCACTTTCGGCCGACGCCCTGAACACCTCGGTCGCGGCAGGGATTAGCCCGGCGCTCACCTTGGCTCTACGCCTCTCCGGCTTCCAAGGTCGGGTGGAGTTCAGCTTCCGTCCCACTGAAATGCGACCACAACTGGAGTTGGAACCCCAGCTAACCATGCGGGCGGCGCGGTTGAAGGAAGACCTTTCCCTCGGCCTGATCTCCGACGATGAGTACCACCTCAAATTATACGGTCGGGTCAAGCCGGATGCGGCACCAGAGCTGAGCGGAACGGGCTTCCAAGCCCAGACGGTGAGCGTCGACACGAACAATGTCTCGCCCAACAGTGACCCCATGGGGCGGGACTTGGTCCCCTCGGGGTCCGAGGGCGTCAAATCGAACTAATTAGTGGTTGAGGCTGGTTGACTAACATCAACTGGCTTTCACCATCGCTCGCAAACATAGGTGAAGAATGAAGCAACTTCAGATGACTGCCGAGCTCCAAGCTCTCATTCGCGACCGGGTCGGCCAAGATGTCGATCCGTCGGGTTTCGCCGTCTTTGAAGTAATCGCGCTCAACACCAACCCTCTCCCTGGCAAGGATGGATCCATCCACGAGAAGGCAGTGGTCACTCCGCTGACTCTCAAGCAGATGGCGGACCATATTAACGCCCCCGGCGGATCGTTGCCCCTTATCTGGAACCACCAGACCTCGGAAATTCCGAAGGGTCGAGTCTTCAGCGCCTCGACGTTCTTCGACCAAACAGGCGCAATTGAACTGCGTGTCCTTTTCTATCTCGATGCAACTGAGCAAGACACAATCACCAAGTTGAACTCGGGATCGATCGACGAAGTGTCAGTTTCTTTCCTGTCCACCCAAGCACTCTGCTCGGAATGCGGGTGGGATTATATGGGCGCAGATTCCACGTGGGAACACCTCTACGATCGGACGTGCGCCAACGGCCACGCAATCGGCGAAGATGGGGTCCACCTTCGGCTCACAGGGCTAGCACAATTTGTCGAAACCTCACTGGTTGTGCGTGGTGCAGCCGATAAGCCTAAGATTATTGGTCGTTCTGACAGTAAGCTCGCCCCATCGTCTGTGCAGCAGCTTGCCGCTCGGGGCTTTGATTTGAATTGCCTGCTGGTGCAGGCGTCTAAAGGAGAAAAACCCGTGTCAACTTTTGACCCGAACAAATTTATCACCGATTTGGCTAACAGCCAAGCGAGTGTAATCACGCTCACCGCCGAGCGCGACACGGCTAACGCCGCTGTTACGGCGCTCACCGCTGAACGTGACACGGCAAACGCCGCTGTTACGACCCTCACCGCTGAACGTGACGATCTGCAAACGAAACTCACGGCTGCAGAAGGCGCACCTCCCGAAGAATACAATACTGCTCTCTCCTTTTTGAAAGAGCAATTTGTGAATCTTACGGTGGCTAAGGGCGGCGAGAAGCCTGCTGACGACGCCGTCCCTACGACTGTAGTCGACCTGACGAAAGCCATCAAAGATATGACGGCTGAATTGACGGCCCTCATCCCTACCGGCGGGCGCTCGAACGCAAACCCCAGCGACCTGAAAACGGCCGCTCCAGTTTCGCTTGCCGCGTTCCGATCCACCACCAACAATGCTAACGGCTAAGGAGCTCCACCATGGCATATAATCTGGCACAGGTCGTTAGTTACGGCTTTCCCCTTGATCAATTCACTTTCACGTATTTGCTGGCAACGGCTGTGACCGAAGATAATGTTGGTCACGCGGTGACGCTGGACACCTCGGCGGCAAGCAAATTCAAGCTGGCCGGCAACGGTAACCCTATCCATGGCCGGTTGTTCTCGTTCGAGAATGACACCGTCTTGGGTGTTCGCAAAGGCGCTGTGGAACGTAAGTTCAAACAGAAGCTACCCGCGATCGCCGCCCACGGCATTGTTGTCGGTGACTCGGTTTGCGGTTCGGCCACCCCAGGCACCGTGCGCAAAGCCATTCCCGGCACCGACCCCATCACCAACCTTGTTGTCGAAGTTATCGGCAATGAAGTTGTTGTCGAATCCCTGTAAGGAGCTCTCACATGAAACCGAAAACCCTCTTGGAATTGGCGCGTAATCGCGTTTCCGCTGAAGAGCTGTTGGCCCCGTTGCTGTCCGAAAACATGGCGGACAGCACCCGCGCTGGACAGAACTTGGTCCAAGCAGCCAAGAACCTGCAGCTGTCGCTGCCCGATTATCTCCGCCTGGCGATTGACCCTGAAAAGGGTGAGACGACTAAAGGCGCGAAGCTAAACGGCTTTGAAGCTGCTCTGGTTGTCTGCGGTCTACCTGTTCGGGATGACATCGACAACGGTATGCTTTTGCAAGCCGCTGCGGAAACCTTCAAAACCTTCCCCGGCACGCGTGCAATGTTCCCACCTGTCGTCGACGAAATCCTGCAATGGAAATATCGTCAGAACAACTATGAGTCGGCGGAGCGTATTGTCTCCCAGACCCGGGGCATCGATGGCATCGAAATGATCACCCAGGTGGTCGATGATGCCGAAGGAGATTACCAGGCAACTGGTGTGATCGCCGAGGGTGGTCGTATTCCGATCCGCTCGATCAAGGGCAGCGAGAAGGCTGTGAAGTTCTACAAGTTCGGTGGTGGTGTTGAATTCACCTACGAATTTGAACGTCGTGCGAGCCTGGAACTGGTCGCCCCGTATATGGCACGTACCCAACGTGAAGTGGAATTGGGCAAGGTCAATATGGCCACCCAAATCCTCATCAACGGCGATGGCGTGAATGGTGCAGCACCTGTTGTGAACGCAACGGACCTGGCGGGCACCCTACCCACCGATGGTCGTCCGGTACCCAAAACCGGCCGTATTGATTGGGAAGTCTTCTTGGCTTGGTTGGTTGACCGTGCGAAGAAGGGTGTTCCAATGGACACCGTCTTGGGCAACTACGACATGTACCTCGAATGGTTGCGCATGTTCGCGAAGCCCACGGCCAATGCCGGTCTGTCACAAGGCGACCAGCTGCGCGCCGCAGGTGTCAGCGTTGCTTTGGCCAACCCCGGCTTTGACTTCAACGTCAACTTCGCGTTGTCCTCGGCCGCTCCAGCTGCCAAGTTAGTGGGCTTCATCAAGGCGGAAACCTTGGAAGAATTGGTCGAAAACGGCTCGGACATCGAAGAGTCCACTCGGGCGATCGAAAACCAGAAGGTCAAGATCTTCAAAACCGAGAACCGCGGCTTCCGCTTGATCTTCGGCGACACCCGCGAAGTTCTTAACCTGAACCAAGCCTAATTGGAGGGGGGCGAAAGCCCCCTTCTTTTTGAAGGAATCTGATATGGAAAAAGTCACGGTAAAAACCACCGGTGCCTTCATGATCATTGATCGCGCCCAGGATGCTGAGATCAACCCGGGTGAAGTTGAAACGGTGTTTCTCACCCCTTTGATTGAGGCGGCGCTCACCGATGGTCGATTGGTTATCGACGAACCGGAAAAGAAACCCACGGCTAAGCC